GCAGCCAACACTGGGAAGATCGCCGATGAAGTCCATATTGCCGATGAAGATCTGCAGTTCTTCCGGGATGTCGCAGAAATGCGCTATATCCAAAATTTCGTGACACTAACACCCACCGTCTCCATGAGCGCAAGCATTTCCGAAAAGGTCGATGTGAACGGCGTCATTCAGAAGATCGAGCAGGTTCTCAAAGAGGAGATCGCAGAGAGCGCGGAGGTGGTTCTCGCATGAGGAACTATGCCATCACGTTGACGTTCCAGAGCGGCGGG